CTGTGTAGTCTCCATCCTGACGAGTGCTGATGGCTAGATCTACTCCCTGATAGATTCTGAGTTTCTCTCGGGGCGGAGGTTCTCCATAACGAATCCACTCTCTCTGCACCAGACTCTCTCTTCGTTGTCGGGGCTGGCCCATGTAGAGAGCCCACCAGTCGTATTCGCCGACTTCTGCTCTTACTCTTTCCAGCCATTCCAAAGGCCGTTTCTCGGGCCACAGAGGGCGGCCAGAATCGTCCACAGCCGACAAAACGATGTTCTTCCAGCCCTGAGCCACGAGTCTTCCCGCTAAGTCATCGGAGTGCCAGCGAGTAGCCACCACAATCACAGAGGCTCCAGGATGGACCCGGGTGAGAGCCGTAGAGGTGAACCAGGCCCACGTTCGCTCCCGGTGTGTGGGTGACTCGGCCTCTTGACGGTTCTTCACGTAGTCGTCTACGATGAGGAGCCCGTCCACAGCGTAACCTGTGAGCGGGCCTCCGATGCCCGTGGCTACCACCCCCCCTCCCTGTGGAGTCCTCCAGCGATCTAGCGTGGCCTCCAGCTCCAAACCCGCTCGCTGGGCGATAAGGCGGGCTTTGTACATCTGGTCCTGAGCCACTTGAGCCGCGTACGTCACATAGGCGTTTCGGCGAACGGGGTTTTGGACCAAAAGCCACACTAGCGTGTGAAGGAGAAGTGTGCTCTTCCCGTGCTGCGGCGGAGCCGAGATTACCACACGAACTTCTTCTCGAACCGCTCTCTCTATAGCCTCCACCACAGGAGAAAGATGCACGGGAGGGTCTAACTCGGGGCTCACCCGAGAGAACCACTCTAAGAGGCCTGGGACGTTGTGATTCTCGCTGGAAGTCGGCCGAGGCTTAGGCTTGGGCGGTAGCCAGCGATCCAACTTCTTCAACGTCCGCTCCACCGAGATGAGTGGCCCGGGCATCAAGAATCCTTTGTGTGAATACCACTTCACTGAGGATCTTCAGAGCTCCCACGATAGAGTGAATAGACTGTGGATCCCTAGGGTCGGCTTCTTGTGCAGCTCGTTTGATGTATTCCACAGTTTCTGCAATGGCTTCTTTGATTCTGACTATCCAGTCATCGCCTAACTTGGCTCTCTTCTCCGAGAACAGCTGATAGAGAACAGGGTCTTCTTCTAATCTCTTGCGGTAGTTAAACAGAACCCGTTTGCTGATCCCGTACTTTTCAGCTGCCCGCTTGGGGCCTAGAACTGAAGCTGCTACTAGAATCTCCGCAATCTCCTCCAGTTTACGTGTTCGCTCCATGGAGCTTCTCATATTCCTCCTCCAATCTCCTGGCCAACCACTCCAACCTAGGACGAGCCAGGATAAATGTCACCAAGTTGGGGCTCTCGCTCCACAGAAAAGTTCGTAAGTCCGCAGCCTCCTGTGATGGACTGGGACTGTTAGCCTCTATCGCTTCGCGGAGAAGTCGGCTGACCAAAGACCAGGGATAGCTCTTCCCGTTAAGCTTCAGGATGTAGAAGACGGGTCGGGAAGCTAGCTCTGCCTCTCTTGGTCGTGCGTAGGGATTAAATGGGATCCCTCCTCGTCTGACAGCATATCTGAGAGCTCCGGCCAAGGCCCAGAGAGTTCGGTGAGTATAAGTTCCACGCTGTAGAACTTCTTTCCACACTCTTTGCAGACGTTTAACCTCTTGTGTATCAGGCGGTCTACGTGCCATGATTCTCTCCTATAGACTCTCCCTCCCCCACAGAAAGGACAGGGTGTTGAACTACAACGGGGCATCCTAATCAGATTCTATCATGGAGTCGTACTTTTGTAAATGTCCTCTACCCACGAAGGTACAAGAAGCCCTACCCGACGCCTCCATTGAACCACAGCTTTCGCTAGATTGATCAGCCCCGAGATATCTCCTGTGGCCCTATAGTAGCGCTTGAAAAGTTCTCTAAGCTCTTCCTCTGGTATCCACGGAATCTCACCCTGTTTCTTCTTCCCTAACTTCTCCAGCTCGGCCATGATTTTTTCCAGCGAATAGTTAAACCACCAGACCCCAGGCCCCACCCTCTCCCCTTGATACTGAGGGCCTAAGTACTTCAGTCTCTTCAGGATGTACATCCCCACAGAGTTATCCAGGTGATACTTGCCCATCCTCTGCCTCCAGAAGCTGGCGGTAAGTGTCTACCACAGACCCCGCTTCTAGGTAGACTAACTGAAACCATTTCGCTCTCCGGTATCCTCTATCTCCCTCTCCTGTAGCCGCCAGAATAGACTGCGTTGTCCAGTAGGCCACGGCTCCAGGGACGCCCTGATTAAATAGAGCAGACCTCCTCCCCTTTGATCTCCACATGAGCTCCACGCTTCTGATACCCAGAAACGCAGCCACCTCAGCTATAGTGAAGGGTCGATCTTCCACAGGGTGGACTATGATCTTTCTCTTCCTAGAGAGAAATCCTCGGCCTTCAACTACGGGCCTCCAAGCCCCTGTTTCCGGGTTGTACCTGCCCAGCGGAGGATACTCTGGTGAAGCGGGAAAGGCCGGAAGCGACTGCCGCGAAGCCACTAACTTCAAAACCGCTAGATAGTCGTCCATAGTCGGCAGTTTTGGCACCAGCCACCTAGTCAGCCATGTGGGCCCTCCGATTAGAAAAGTTCTCTCCCTGTGCAGCCAGAATCCCAGTCTGTAGTATGGTACATCAGGAACCAGCAGTACGGCATAGTCTCTTGCTAATCTCTCTCCCACTTCTTCCAGTTCCACAGCCCACTTGGGAGACGACTCTATAATCCACCACCTAGGCCGTTTTTCTAAGATCACGTTCACCGCTTGGTCTATTCGCTCCAGGCTCTTCTGATATTTGTCATCTCTCATCTTCAGCCTGCTGTAGCCCATGGCCCCTGGGAGTTTAGACCCACAAGGCGGGTGAGCCCACAGAAGGTCTACTAGAGCACTCTCGTCTACTGAGATCTTCAAGCTCTTGAGAGTTTGATAGTCCACCCTGTAGCTAAACAGTGGCTCGGCGGGGTTGAAGTAAGCCAGAACTCTCTTTCCCAGAGCTATCAAAGTTCCCCACAGAGAGCCGTGATTCCGGGGGTAAATCACGCCCACATTCATTTGAGCTCCTCCCTCTCTACTATTCCGTGTTGGAGAATAGCGGCCACAGCCACAGTAGCCACCTGCAAGATCTCTCTAAGAGCGTCTTCAAAGCGACCCTTTACCCAAGCTAGTCTAGCCTCGGCTATCTCCTCTTCTAGAACTAGAATCCAGTCACCCACAGACATCGCCCGGCTTTGAAGTTGTCCGTACTTTTGGTCCTGATACTCTCTCTCCCGCTTAATAGCTTCCAAAACTTCAGGTAGTGTAGCTTTGAGTTCTCCCATGGTCTCCTCCACAAAATCATCTTATCTTACGTGCCGGGCCGGCTTTCATAATCTTTACAAAGAGGCTGATGATCGTATGTGTGCCTGAGAGAAAGGAGACATATGTACATATTCAAGCGACCATATAGACATCTCTTCCCCCCAACGGCAAGTTTATTATACAGCTCTCACGGGAAACTGAAAGTAACCCAACGCACAGTCTCTGAGTTTTCTCCGTCCCAAAGGCTGATCTTACGTTTAGAGAGTTGACGTGGGGATTATTACTGCCTCACGACGACAACGACGTCGCAGACGACGACGAACGGCTAATCTCTAATCCCCAATCCCAATCTCCACAGAAGTCACTACAAAGACTGGGAGATTTGACCGAATCTGGCCTCCCCTGTGATAGGATAAAGGCATGGAAAGAATCCCAGTTGATCCCTACTGCAGACTTTGCTCTTTTGACCCACAGACCCACAAAGTTAGTGGAGAAGGAGAAAGAGGCGGTCTTCTGGTCCTCGGCGAGGCTCCCCACATCTCCGAACGAGTCACGGGCCGCCCTTTCACAGGTCCCTCGAAGGTGATCCGTACGCTTCTGGACAAGCTCGGGGTTCCCTACTACCTCTCTTATGCTATACGCTGCCAAGTCTCTCAGCCAGACATCACTCCCTCGGTGATTGCTAACTGCCTCTACTGGACGGAAGTAGAGATTCGGGAGGTCCAACCTAAGGTCATCGTAGCTCTGGGAGCCACGGCTGCTTCGCAGTTGGGCTTCTCCGGCGTAGGCGAGCATCGCGGACAGATCCTAGAGTACCAGGGAGTTCCCGTGGTGATCACCTGGCACCCCTCGGCCGTTTTTCGAGATCAGAACCTGCTCTCCCAGCTATGGGCCGATCTCCAGCTGGCCAAGCGGCTGGCTCTCGGCGAGAATCCCAACGAAGAGATCCCCTACAAAGTCTTGGAAACCCCGCAGGAACTGCTGGACTGGCTGAGAGATCGAAGTGGGCCCATGGCCCTAGACATAGAAACTCAGGGCCTTCAATGGACTATCCACAAGATCACTAGCATCCAGATGTTCGACGGCCAAGAAGCTGTGATTTTTCCGCCCCAACTTCTAGAAGACCCCAACGTCAGAGACCGGCTTTCTCGAATCCCTATAGTGGGTCACAACCTACCCTACGACCTGGGGTTCATCCTATATCACTACGGCCTCCATCTCACTCCTGTGGGAGACTCCATGCTGGGGGCCCACATGATCAACGAAAACATCTCCAAGAGCCTCAAGCAGTTAGTGTCAGCAGAGTTTGGAGTTCCGGACTGGTCGGCCAAGACCAGGGGGGACTATCAGAATCCCTCCTACGCTGCCAAAGACGTATACTGGACCTATAGGCTAGTGGAGCGGGTCCACTCTATACTGAAACAGCGGCCCGCTTGGACCCTCTACAAAAAGGTTATCATCCCTGGGGTTTCTGTAGTAGCTCGGGCTCACGCTCATGGGGTATGGGTAGATCTAGAAGCTTTGGAGAAAGCAGAAGAGAACATTCGCACTCAGAAAGCAGCTGTGGAGAGGGAACTAGCACAGTGGGCCGAGATTAACTGGCGAAGTTCGCCTCAAGTAGCTCGTATACTCTATCAGGAGCTTGGTCTCCCTGTGATAGAGACTACTCCTCAGGGCGCGCCGTCTACGAAAGAGAGTGCGCTCAAAAACTTGAAGTTGATCACTCACCATCCGCTTTTAGACGTCCTCCTAGAGTACCGACGCTTAGACAAAGCTGAAACTGCTTTCCTGAAACCCTGGCGAGAGCTTATCGTCAATCATAGAGTCTATCCTAAGTGGAACATGACGGGCACCGTTACAGGCCGGTTCTCCTGCACCAATCCTAACCTTCAACAGGTGCCTCGTGATCCACTACTGCGTAGAGTGTTTTCGGCCCCGCCAGGATTCACACTCATAGAGGCCGACCTCTCACAAGCTGAGCTTCGCATCGCTGCTGTACTAGCTCGAGAAGAGACTATGCTGTCCCTATTGAGAAGTGGACAGGATATTCACGCTTACACGGCCAAACTCCTCAGCGGACGCGACATTTCGGAGATCCCCGAAAATCAGCGGAAAGAATGGAGGAAGAAGGCCAAAGCGGTCAACTTCGGATTCCTCTACGGCATGGGGGCTAGAAAGTTTAGGGAAACCGCCCTAGAGAAGTTTGAAATGGTGATCTCGGAAGAGGAAGCTGAGCGGTTTCGCGAGCTTTTCTTCGGGTCCTACCCCCGACTAAGAGAATGGCACAAGGAAGTGATCAGCACACTGAAACGACAGGGCTACGTAGAGAACATGGTGGGACGGAGAAGGACTCCGCTGGGGCCCAGAGATGAGGCCGAGCGAGAGGCCATCAACTTCGTGGTCCAGTCTCTGGCTGCAGACATCATTCTCACTGCGGCGGTAAATCTTACACGGGGGGTCGTGGTGGGATTCATTCACGACGCTCTGCTTATAGAAGTACCAGAAGACGAAGCGGATGAAGTAGAGAGAGAGGTGGTAGAGTTGCTCACAGATCCACCGATTTTCAGGGAGTTAGGTATTCGGGATTTTGAAGGGGTGCTAGGGGCAGACGTGAAGAGGGGGCCATGGGGAAGCTGATCTTGAGTCCTAGTCAGGTGAAGGATTGGAAGACGTGCCAGTTGAAGTGGGCTTTCAGGGTAGAGGGTGTGCCGCTCGACATCAAAAGCCCACATCTTCAGCGGGGGTTGGAAATCCATAAACGTATAGAAGAAGGAAAGTCTGAAGAGCTCGTAGAGTTTTACCGACGGGTCCAACCGGAACCGGAAGTTCTGGAGCGTGAGATATTAGTGGAAGCCCCGCTCTCCTACCGCAAGGGGTGGATTATCGTCCGCGGCCGGATAGACGCTTTGGCCAAACTAGATGGACGATTGGTTGTGATTGACTACAAGACAGGCCAGCGTAAGCCGAAGCGGCTGAGGTACCAGCTCATTTACCCTCTCTTAGTTTATCGAACTCTGGGCCAAAAGCCAGTTGAGATGGTAGTAGAGTACTTGGACGACTATTCCCGATACCGAACAGATCCCTGGCCTGAGATGGAAGGTCTCGTGAGAGAGTACGAGGAGACAGCTCAGGAGATCAAAGAACAGATGGAAAAGAAGATCTTCTTGCCACAGCCGGGGTTTCACTGCCGCTTTTGTGGTTACCAGCAAAGGTGCTTGGAGATTTACCCGCCAGAGGATCCAACTGACCCTAGAATAAGGATGTAGGAGGTGGATGATGGTACAGGTCAAACAGGCTCCACAGAACCGGAAAGTAGTAGCCCTAGTTTACGGCAGGCCCGGCACGGGGAAAACCACAATGGCCGTGAGGGAGGCCCCCGCCCCCTTGGTGCTGGACTTCTTTGAGCGGTCTTGGGAAGTAGTAGAAGCGCCCTATGTAGAGGTTACTACCTCTAACTTGGAGGAAGTCCTCAAGTGGCTTGCTCAAAGTCAGGAGGCCAGACAGTACCAGACCATCATCGTGGACTCCCTGACTATGCTCCAAGCTCTACTTACCGACAGGCCCATGACTCAGCAGGATTGGGGCCAAGTCAGTAACCTTCTCAACGGGCTGATCCTTCACTTGACCTATAAACTCCCTCACAACCCCCACGTGGTTTTCTTGGCCCACGAGAAAGTGGAAGAGGAGAACGCCGTTTCTACTTACTACGTCCCCGCTTTAATGCCCTCTGTGACCCGCACTCTCACCGCTACCACCAGCATCATCGGAAGAACCGAGCTCTCCCTGGAAAAACGGATTGAAGGAGGCCGTGTCAAAGAGGCTCGGGTCTACTGGCTGGGGCTCCAGGGTCACTCATACATGGCGAAGGTGCGGAACCCTAAGGGCGAATGGCCCCCCAGAATCGCCAACCCTAACTTCAAATCTCTGGCGGAACTTCTCGGGCTCACTATCTAAAGGGGAGCGGTTATGCCTCAGACGGTTGAGGTTACTCACCCTCTCTGGGAGCTGCTGGAGCTCCCCTACTGGGTCTCATGGAAGAAGCGGACCATCGGCCAACGGACGCTTAAGGTCCCCATAGGGCCGAATGGAGAGCCAGCTCGTGTAAATCAACCGGGGTGGCCTTTCTCTGAAGTTCCCTCGCCTCACGGCTTCATCCTTCATCCCGACCACCCGTATGTAGTATTAGACCTGGACTGGAAGGGGTCTCCACAGCCTCCACAATGGGCTCAAGACCTGATCCAACGACTGGACACCTACACTGAGATTTCACCTTCAGGCCAGGGAGCCCACCTGTGGCTGAAGATCTCAGGGCCCAAGCCGGCTAATCAAGTTTTGAAGTCGGGGCCGGGACAGGAGGTAAATCTACTAGCTCACCACCGTTATTCCACTGTCACCTGGGAGCCTTTGGGCCCGGTTCGGCCTATCCGAGAGCTGATGGCTGAGGAGGTAGAACGTCTACTGGAGGCCCCTGACCCCCTGTGGGAGCAAGTGGTCTCACAGTCTCAGCTGATACAGAGCCTCTTGAGAGGTGAAGTACCTGAACAGTTTCGCACTCTTTCACAGAGCGAGTTGGACTGGGCGGTAGCTAGAGAGCTAGCTCACTTCACCCGAGACCCAGAGAAGATCAAAATCCTATTCCACAAAATCCCACTTTTAGCTCGAGAGAAGCTACACAGAGATGACTACCTAGCCCGAACGATCTCTAAAGCTCTGGCGGGCGAAGAGCGGACGATTGGAAACCTTCGCTTGGTCCCCGCTCCCAAGCTGCTGGAGGCCTCTGAGGCTCCCAGAGGGATCGTCTCCGGCCTTCTCCCTGTGGGGCTCACCATCCTGGCCGGCCGACCAAAACTGGGGAAAACATGGTTGGCCCTGCAGATCGCCAGGAGTGTAGCTCTGGGTGAATCGTTGTTGGGGTTCTTTTCCGTGGAGACAGGGAAAGTCATTTACCTGGCTCTGGAGGATACACCCTGGAGAATGGGCAAGCGATTAGAAGTATGGGGCTCACCCCCACCTAATCTCTACTTCAGTTTTGATTCGGTCACTCTAAGTCAGGCAGAGCAGCTGTTGGAAGCCGAGCGGCCTCTTCTCCTAGTGATTGACACTCTTCTGGCCGCCACACGGGCTAGTGGGGATGGAGTAGGCCGAGTCAAGGCGGAATATGACGAACTGCTGGCTCTAGAAAAGGCTGCAGTAAGGCAGGGATCAGCCGTACTGATCATCACTCACACAGCCAAAGCCGAGCGGTCGTTCTCTCTAGACAGAGTGCTGGGGACTACCGGAGTCACGGCGGCCGTTGACTCTGTGATCACACTGTTACCCACAGGTGACTCGGGCCTGGTGGTGTTAGAAAGCAAGGCCCGGGACTATCCCCCTATGGAGTTGAACCTGAGGTGGGCCGATGGGTGGATAGTGGAGGGCGACAAGCAAAGCTCTCACAAAGCTCGGCTCTTGACTCTTTTGGACACAGGCCCCAAAACTACAGAAGACCTCTCGTCGGTTTTGGGCTTGTCGCCCAGAAAAGTTCGTAAAATGCTCAATGAGATGGTGGCTGAAGGAACGGTCAGAAAAACAGGAATAGTCTACTGGCGAGTAGCGGAGGTGATGGAAGATGACCAAGACGAAAGTAGTGATCGTTGAAGGGCCAGACGGGACAGGGAAAAGCACGTGGGCCAAGACTCTGGCCGAGAGGCAGCAGTGGAGCTATCTCCCCCCTCTAGGTCCATCTTCACCCGACAGGCTCCTTTCTCACACTAAGGCTGCTTTACAGCCTAATCCTGGTAGAGGCCGGGTGGTAGACCGGCTTATCCTTTCAGAGATAGTCTACAGCCGCTTCTACGGCCGCCCAGAGGCGCCCATAGACTGGGGCCGTCTGGTGACCTGGGCTCAAAAGAGCGGAGTTGATGTCTCTGTGGTCCTGTTTCTCCGTCAACCCCCTATTCTATCCCCTCAAGATCAAGAGCTGGCGCCTAGGTGGGATAAACTGCTGAACTTGTATGTGACTGTGGGGATCCCCTACCTGTTCAAGTTAGGGATTCCCTTTACCACAGTCTCTCGTTGGGGGGTAGAGCCATGTTGGTTTTAGAGGTTGTGAAGCCGGAGAAGGCGTACGCGGCTGCAGCATGGGCCCTGGCTGTCTATGGGAGGGTGTTCAACCGCCCCAACTGGCAGGCTACTCAGGCCCTAGACGACATGCTGGAGGTGATGCACGTCGTCCTGGAGGTGAGGGCCCCAACTACTATAGAGGAAGCTCAGGCGGCTTTCCAGCCTGAGCTCCCATGGGCTGAGGAGCACTTCCAGGAGCGAGTCTCGGGAGAGCCGCTAAACCCGGGGACGGCCTATCTGAAGTGGCCCAGGTACCTCAATCAGCCGCCGGAGCTCAGGGAGAAGTTTCTGGAAGTGGAGAGTAGGATGCACAGCCACACATACATGGAGCGATTCTGGCCTAAAAGTCTCTTACCGCGGGGAATAAGGTATCCCACGGGAGATTTAGCTGATGTAGTAGATCTTTTAAAGCGGGATCCTACCACTCGTCGGGCATATCTGCCTGTGTGGTTCCCTGAGGACACAGGAGCTCTGGAGTACAGGGTGCCCTGCAGCCTGGGCTACCTGTTCATGAGTCCAGACGGAGTCACTCTAGACGTGGAGTACTACATCCGCTCTGTGGATTTGATCCGCCACTTCCGCAACGATTTATACATGGCTGCTCGGCTTTTGCAGTGGGTAGGGGAGAGGGCAGAGTTTAAGCCGGGAAAGGTGGTGATGGTCATGGGGAATCTCCACGCCTGGGCCAAAGAGAGGAGAGTAGTGGAGAGAATCGCCTCTGGATGGCAAGAGTTGAGACTTTTCAACCGGTCCTTTACAGGTCTCAGGGAGGGGTCTTAAGATTCTAGCGTAGGAGGTGAAGGATGGAGGAAGAGGTTCTCAGGCACCAAGACCCACAGGAACAGGAGGTAGAAGAGATGGAGGAGAGGCAGTCAAGGAAGGTCACTCTACAAGAGCTGGCGGGTTCTTTCGGGCTCAGCTCTAAAACAGCTCGTCGGCTTCTTCGGAGGTGGCGGAAAGAGACCAAACGGGACCAGGTGGAGCCTCCCTACTCTCGCTGGGAGTGGGATCTCAGCGACCCTGAGGAGGCTCAGGCCCTGGAGGAGGCGGCTCTCTGGTTGGAGACTCAGGCTCAGTTGCTGAGGAGGAGAAAAAGGCAGGAGTAGGAGAGACGGGGCGGGTCTCTCCGCCCCACTCAATCACAGGAGGTAAAGATGCTGGAGATCGATCTTACCGGAATCATCAGGGAAGAGTTGGAGCCAGGGGAGTATGTAGGGCAGATAGTGGAGGTCAAACAGGAGACCTCCAAAAAGTCGGGGCAGCCGATGCTTGTGGTGGTAGTTAATGTTGATGGTCGGCTGGTGTGGATTCGCTACTCTCTGGCTCCTACGGCTCTGTGGAAGTTGGCTCGCGACTTCACCCGATTGGGCCTTCGGGAAAAGGGGTCCACTAAGCTCGCCATTGACCCCCAGGCCTTGATTGGTTTGCCTGTGGCCCTGCGTCTGACTTCTCGGATTCGGGACGGCCAGGAGAGGCTGGAGCCTGAGATTCTGGGCCTGGCGGAAAGCGGTGAATCATGAAGCGGCTGGACCTGGCAGCAAAGCTCACAAACGCTTTGGCCGAAGCTCTCTACGAGCTCTCTGAGTTAGGAAGCCAAATCCACAAGCCGCCCACCTACCTGAAGCGCTACATAGCGGTGCCTACGGAGCTTCGGGCTGGTACGTCTTTGGGCTACTGCCTGGCCCGGGCGATTTACTATCCGTTGGAAGGCATTCTCATCGTAGAGGTGAAGGAGGGCGAGTCTAAAACTCGGTGGGGTAACTTCATCTCTTCTTATCCCGATCTCCTGCAACAGGAGGTAGGTACGCCCCACCAGGTGGCCGCTTTGGTGGAAGTCATCAAAAAGCTCAGCGACCGCCTCAGAGAGGTTCTAGAGACCGCTTGGGAGGGCTTCACACTGGACTATAGGATGGTAGAAAGCATTGTCCACGGGGAGGAGAAGTAACATGATTCGGCTGCCCTGGCCGCCCTCAGTGAATCACTATTGGGGTCACCGGGGCAGCCGGCGTTTCTTGTCTCCGAAGGTGCAGACGTGGAGGAGGGAGGCCACAGTTTTAGTAAGGGCCGCTCGGAAGATCATCTTCTCCGGCCCCGTGGCTGTGGCCCTCCA